GCCGAGATCTTGAGCGGAGCTCTTGCCCCGGTGAACGACGCGCTGGCCATCCTTTGCCGCATGTCCCGATGGAAGCCGGTGGTGATCAATGAGGCGATGGATATCCGCTACGGCGATCGCCTCTACGGTCTCTGCAGCGAGTCGGCCAAGTGGCGGGCGGACTGCCTGATCGCTCTGGCGATTGCCCAGATCAGCCAGTTGAAGCTGATCGTCCTTGACCGCTTCGACGTCCTCGACAGCCGGAGCCGACCGCAGATGCTCGACATGCTGAAGGAGCTCGCCAACCTCGACGCAATGACCACCATGATCGTCTGCGGAACCATGAAGGAAATACCGCAGAACATGGGGCCAGAAGTAACCGGTGTCTGGATCGCCAAGGCCATCGCTGAAACCAACCCCCAATAAACCGAATGGCCGCGCTTCTAATGGCGGCCTAAACATTGGAGATCACATGAATGAGCTGGCACTTTTCGCAGGCGCTGGAGGCGGAATACTTGCCGGAAAGCTGCTCGGTTGGAACACCGTCTGCGGCGTGGAAATCAATTCCTTCTGCGCCGAAAGACTCATGCAGCGACAGAATGAAGGGCATCTTTCACCGTTCCCGATTTGGGATGATGTTTGTACCTTCGACGGATCACCGTGGAAAGGCGTTGTTGACGTCGTTTCTGGCGGCTTCCCGTGCACCGACATTTCCCAGGCAGGAAAAAAAGCAGGCATTGATGGCGAGGCCAGCAGCCTATGGAGGCACATGGCAAGAATTATTAGCCAAGTACGACCAAGATTCGCGTTCGTGGAAAACTCCTCAGCTCTCACTCATCGAGGAATCGAAGTCGTGCTCGGTGACTTGGCCGAAATGGGGTTCTCTGCACGCTGGGGAGTGCTGGGATCAAACCACATTGGAGCCAAGCACACCCGGTCCCGTTGCTGGATCTTGGCCGACTCCATGCCATGGCTCAAGCCATTGGGGCGGGACATTCCAGGAGATAGGAGGGAGCCAGAACAAATTGCGCGGGACACCCATCGGCAAGCTGTATGTAAACCCGGATTTCTGGGAAAGCCTGATGGGATGGCCGATCGGATGGACCGGAACCGAGCCATTGGAAACGGCCAAGATCCACGAGTGGCTTCTCAAGCATTCAAACTTTTAACCCGAAACTAATCAGGCCGCCACCGCGCGGCCAGCACCAGGACACAAACCATGGCTCAAGATTCCCGCACCGCCCCGAAGTTCGTTATCCGCTACGCCAGCCCAGAGCAGCGCGACAAGGTTTCAGCCGCTGCCGAGGAAAAGCACATCGCTATCAATTCGTTCATCCTGCAAGCAATCGACGAAAAGCTCGCCCGTGGCGCCGCGCTGGATCTGGTGATCGAGATGGCCCATCAGCGCTTGGTTCAGCCAGTTGAAACCGAGTAACGCGATCTACGTCGGCGGACCACCGGAGCCTGACGAAGCCCTGTTGATCCGCTGCACCTACTGCAATGCGCGCTCGCTCTCGAAGGAGTGGCGCGCCAACCGAGGCAATTGCCCGCTATGCCACAAGCCATACGCGGGCGAACATCCAGAGGATTAATCATGCTCACTAAGGCGATTTTCTTTTCAGTCGTTTGCATCTGGTGGCCATTCCTTTCGTGGCTTACTTCCTGAATTTTTGATGAGGTGTTTATGAGCGAAGTTAAGCGGTACTGCATTGACGGATACGGTTCCGGAATGTGCGTCATTGAAGAAGGACCTTACGTCGAGTTTGAAGACTTCGACGCCGAACGCCTGCGAGCTGACACCGCTGTGGCTGAGGTGGCGGCTTTGCGGGAAGAGCTGGCGGACCTTGCTGAATTGAAGGCTTATGTCACGATCCCGCTGCGCGAACGATGCGCCGAACGCAAAGAGCTTCAACAGCGCCTGACAGCCGCAGAGCAGCGGAATTCGGATCTGGTCGAGTTGTTGCGAGCCATCAAGCGCCACGACCCTGACACGCAATGCATGACCTACCCGATGCACCGCCGCATCGACGCCGCCCTCAAACCAACCGAATCGGGAGCAAGCGAATGAAGCGTTTAATCTGGATACTCCGTGCGTACTTTTACATGCTGCGCCGCGCTGGATGGGCTCGCTGGGACATGTGCGCATCGCTGCATGAATCCTATGCGGGCGACTGGGAAATGTCCCCAGCTGAAGCCGTCGACGAAGACATGTCGTATTGGGGAGATTAAGCCATGACCAAAGATAAAACCGTAACCATGTCGCGGGAGCTTCTGCCTTGCCCGTTCTGTGGCTGCCAGATGCGTATCGAAACAGGTCGCGATACAGGGCACCGGATGTATGGCGATCACCCTCAAAAATGTGTGTTCCCGCGCAACAGCATCACCGCAATGGAATCAAGTGATCATCCCGATGCGTTGACCCGCTTGATTGAAGACTGGAACACCCGCGCCGACCCTATCGTTGAGGCTGACGGAATGGGGGAGGCGGTGACGTTTCAAGATCGCGTGAAGCCATGGATGCTTGCCTGTTTTGGCGCTGAAATATTGGCAGACTGCCAAGAGCGAAACCACCGTTTTCTAGAGGAAGCACTTGAACTGGTACAGGCATGCGGTGCTACCGAAAGTGAAGCCCATCAGCTGGTCGATTACGTGTACGGGCGTGAAATTGGCGATCCAGCACAAGAGGTCGGCGGTGTAATGGTTACGCTTGCAGCGCTGTGTCTGTCCCATGACTTGGACATGCACGAAGCCGGAGAAACTGAACTGGAACGTATCTGGACGAAAGTTGAACAAATCAGAGCCAAGCAAGCGGCCAAGCCGAACATGTCGCCACTCCCTGGAGTTTACCCTGATCGCGCCTCGCAGCCCGCGCCGGTATCGGTGGTGCTGCCTGAGCGTGCGCCAGAGCCGACAACCGCCGAGGTAGTCGATCCTGACTGCAACTATGAAAACGGACTGGCTGACGGATGGAATAACTGCCTCGACAAGGTCAAGGAGCTGAATCAATGAACCTGCTTGATATGCCGGAAAACAAAAACGAACTCCGCGCATCCGTTGAGATGATGAAGCGACACAAGCCGGACATGGTCGAGCTTATCGGATTGGTGGCGGCCTTGAAGTTCGAGGCCTACACGAAATTTGTGGCCGCTGGCTTCACCGAACAGCAGGCGCTTGAATTATGCAAAGTGTCTGTCGTGACGGTATAAAAATAGGCCGCGCAATGCGGCCTACGCTTTCCCCCTCCTGATTTACAAAACCACCCCCGATTTAACGCCGAGCCAAGTTTCAATGTTTGCAACCTGTTGCGGTGTTGTTACAGCGCCTCGAACTACCAGACCGCACAAGTAACCACGGAACGACAGTGAGCCGTCAGCGCGCATCCCGATGTTCAGCGGGTAGTTGCCGAAGTTCCCATTGCCCTGGAGTGCGTCACCGTTGTTCACCGCTCCATTGACCCGCAGGCTTTGCGATGTCCCGATCGTGCACTGCGCCGCAAGCACGTATTGCTGGCCAGTTGGGTATCCAGTGGCTAGCACATCCGACTGGATGGTCCCTCTGAACTGAGACCTGAACGTCGGCGCCGCAGCATCAGGCGCAAGGATGGCGAACGATCCATTGTTTGCCGCGATCGACGGCCCGAGCTCGAGCAGCATCCTGGCCGCAGCATCGTTAAACTTGCCCATGCCCGTAAACACTGACATGGAATTTGTCGCCGTGAAGTTGATGTCCGGAGACATCAGGTTGTTTGTTGTGCCGGCAAACTCCAGGTACCAGACAGGCCCGTTCACCTGAAGAATCGGCCGGTTCCCTGTCGTTCTACTCACATGATTGTTGTTGCCTGACTTGTCCAGCATCAGGCCGACAGGTTGACCGGCAGCCGTGACAGGTATGGTTCCGGCAGAGTCCTGGAACATGCTTGAAAGGTCGCTCGGGTCCCACCAACCGCCTTGCTCGCCGGATGAAAAAAGCTCCGCAGGGGAGAAAGCCTTTTTAAATCCGGCAGGTTGAAAAGGTGGCAGGGTTACCGGCCGAGTGACTGGCTGAACTACTGGCCGTATCGACATGATCAGGTCTCCAAGAAAACACCGAAGGCCGCGCCTTCATACAGCGGGCGGCGAACCCGGAAGGTTCCAGGGCCAGCGATGACCGTGGTTCGGTTGCCTGCGCCGAGACGGGCTATCACGTTGACCGCGCCAGGTGTCACCTGCTCGATGTTGAATGCCGCCTGCTGAGGAACTTCGACAGCCGTGGCGGCGAAGATCCCGACCAGCACGACAGAGCCAGAGGCAACAACAACGTCGGTGCTTGCTGCTGCGGTAACGCCTGCCGCCAAGATAGTGGTTTGAGCCATGTTATTCCCCAGTGATTGATTGATGTGGCTGCTGATTCATTACGGCCGATCTGACTCCGTCGTATTGGGCTTCACACCGTAAGGCTCGCTTATAGGACTCGTCAGACGCTTTTGCCAGTTCTGATTTTGTTGCGCTGCATTCTGCGAGCAATTCGGAGAGCAGACCGGCGGCCTTGGTAGCTGCCTGGCCTCGCTGTTCAGTGGCGGGATTGCAAGAGGCTGCAGCGGCGTACACACCTGCGGCCCTGCGCAAGCTGTCAACAGAACCGTCAGCGGCAGCAGCATCAGCTTTAGTCTTTGCGTCTTCATCTGGCACCCGCGCGCGGAGCTGGTCGGCGATTGATTGGAGTTCGTATTCCTTAGCCCTCGCCTGCTCGCTCGAGACGGCATAGGCGCGATCATAGGTCGAGCGTAACCCAGACAGGTCTTTGTCTGCCTGCCACCCTCTGGCGGTCCAGGCACCGACACCACCAACGAAAAGGCCGATGGCCAATGCAGCGCCACCGGCCATTAAGGTCGTCTTCAGGTCGAAGATCATTGCAGGGCTCGGCGCACGCCTTCGGCAATAACGGCCGGCGCGTATGGGGCGTAACCGTTTTCATGCTGGATGATGGCGGTGACCAAGGCCGTCAGCGTCTTCTGGTCCTTGATCTCGATCGGCTGGAAGGTATCGACGCCCAAAGCCTTGGCCACGGCCTTGGCGTAAGCGCTGGTGTTGTTCTCGACGCTCGGCGCCCATCGGTTGATGACCTCGACCACGGTGTCGATACCAGGCCGGCCGATGCCAGGCATCCCATCCTTGCCCCGGTAGTTGATCAGCAATTTGCCCAGCGCACGGATGCCGTTCTCTGGCGTGTCGAACTTGGCGAACCGAGGTGTCGAGCTGCCGACCTTGTCCTCGAGGCCGAGTTGGCCTTGCCAGTCATTGCGCTTGTTGTAGTCAATGTTCCCGGGGTTGTTGTTGCGCACACCGCGCGAAGGAGTAGGCATCGCTGATCACCTGTAGAAGAAGCGGAGGGGTCGGGACATGTTGCCCTTTGAGTACACGCATATCACCGCCAGCGAGAACACCAGGCCCATCACCCAAGGCTGGGTGGTGAAGATCATGGATCGCCATTCGGTCACGACTTGGAAGGCGGCAGCGCCAGAGCATCCGCCGATGATGATCGCGAGCAACGTCGGCATAAGCCGGGAGCGGTGCCCGCTGGTGTAGGCGACGATAGACCAGATCGTCACGATATGAAGGGTTAGGCGAGTTCCTAGAATAACCTCGCCATAGAGGGTCCAGTCATTTAGGTTCATCGGTATTCCTCGATTTAAGGAAGGGAACCCGGTCGAATATGAACTCGATCCACCTTGGCACTGGGCCATTATTGTGAACCATCAAGTTGATAACGCCGAACACGGTTGCAGCAAGCGCTGCAGATGTGACAGCAACAACCATCGCATAGCTCGACCAGTTTTCCGATTTTGCTACCGCATCCCCAAACGCGTAGCCCCACCCCCACGAAAAAGTAAGTAGTGCCATCTTCCTGAAGACAGGTTTTTTGTCTGGGTCAGGAAAGGATAGAAAGAAAAAACACCCGAAGGCAGCCCCGCAGGCCGCTCCAGGGTGCAATCCTTGAAGTACCGAAACGATCACCCAGCCGATGTAGGTTGTCATTGCGGAGATGCTGGGTTCGTTCATCTGCCGTCACTCTTGAACTGATTTCGGTGAGTGTAACAAACGTGAGCTGTTACCCCGTACTAACTGGGGACGACCGGCCACTCTGGACTTGCTAAGGTCAAGTTGATCCGGTTCACAGCTACTCGATATTGCTTCCACTTTTTCAGCAAGGAAATTTCTGCCGGTGTCGCATCCTCGAGATCTACAG